CCCGGCCGCTGCGACCGTCGCCGACGCGGTGGCCGCGCCTCGAGCCTCGCTCGTGCGCCCCCCCGCAAGTCCAGCGGTGACGACGATCGCGATGGCCCCGACGACCGAGCGCGTTGCCGCGCCCGCGGGCAGGACCGTGGACGAGCTTGCGCCGGTGAGCGCGAGGAGGAGACTCACGAGGCGTCAGCCACTTATTCCCAGTAGGCGTCGACGTCACAGGTCCCACGGAAGACCTCCGTGGCCGTAGCTGTCGCCGTTGGCATCGCCAGGATGATGTGCAGGTACGTTCCTGGCTCAACGTAAAGCGGAGGATCGAACCGCTTCGATATGGTCTTGTCAGCTGCAGCATTCACCGCAGCGCCGATGGCGAACGTCTGGATGCCGAGCATCTTCTTTTTTGGCGATCTGGTTGTGGCCGTGTCCGTCGTCGCCAACGACACCGCCGTTGAGCCTACCCCAATGATCCACTCAAGCACCGTCGCGGTCGTCGCCACCGCTGCGACCGTGTTGATGGCGTGGATCTCGATGCCCTTCACCACCAGGTTCTTCCCTGACACCGCCGCCGCTGCCACCGGGACTTGGTATGCGAACAGGGCATAGTCTGTGTTTGCGCCAGCCACGGCAGCGAACTGCCACTTGCCGCCGAGCGTGGTGTATCCCGCTGCCGTATTGCTCAGCGTGGCGCTGCTCGGCGCCGTGCTGTTCGCGATGTTCGCGAGCGATCCCGTCGCCATTCCAGGAGCGCCCTGAATGGCGTTCTGGCCGAGTGACGCCATCACCTCCGACCACGATCGGCCGGTCTGAAAGCCGCCGACCGTCACGGCGTATGTCGAAATCCGAACGCCCATTGCAGCGCTCGTTGTGCCGGTGTTCACATCCCGCACCGAGAACGGCAGCGACGCCACGCTGGACGGCACTCCGTTGCCAATCGGCATGGCCACGTGCGCTTGCATCTTCACGTAACCGTCAGCGTCGCGCATGTTGATCCAGAATTGGACGAACACTTCGCCAAAAGAGATGATGCAGTCGTAGAACGTGCCGATCGTCGGAACGAACGCCGCTCCAGCTGACACGAGCTTGAACGTCGCCGAGGTGGTCTCGACGCCTGCCTGGCAGATGACGGCTTGCATGCCAGACGCGTTGGCCCGGATGTAGCAACCGTCCGAAGGCGTGAACGGGTTCGCTGCGCCGGCCGTGAAGAGCCCGACGTCGATCGTCTTGTTGGTGACCGCCCACGTGCCCGTGTAGGCCATCTTCCAATAGAGCAACGTCTGCGCGCCAGACGTGAGCGCAAAGTGCTTGTACGTCTGGAAGAGCAGACCCGTCGTCGTAGTGGTGATGTTGCCGCTGTTCGAGGTGAACGGAAACGACGCGGCCATCGTGGTCGCTGTCAGCTTGTGCTTGTTGAAGTTCTGCGCCGTCTGGTTGATGAGCTTGTCGTAGTCGAGCAGCGAGTCGAGTTCGACTCGCATGCGATAGTCTTCCGAAACCTCCGCAGCTAAGCCGTACGGAATGCCCGTGACCTGACCAGCATCCACCTCGCTGTAGGGTCGCGCGTACCCTGCGAGCGCGAACGTCTGCGACAGGTTGACGAGTACGTTTCCGCCCGCGTCCACCGGCGACTTGATGTCTGACGGCAATCCCATTGTGCTATATCCTCAGTCTGCCCAGACCCAACGTATGGACCATAGGCCAGTTAATTCGCCGGCCACGCTGCGACCGTAGATGGTGAACCCCGTCGACGCTGTCGGTGTGCCGCAGGACAAGCCAATGAGGGCTGCGCCGTAACGATGGTCGGCGGCGTCATGATCGACGGTCGTGTCGTCGCCCATAATGTAAGCCTCCGCCTTGCTCGTGGCGGAGATGGTGGCTTGACCCGTTACCGCAACGCTGGCTTCGTTGGTGCCTGGGTAGGCTCCGAAGTTCAGTGTTGCCACGCCTTGCGCGCTCGCCACAGGTCAGATCTTGACGATACGATTACTCGTATTGTCCCAAGCTATCGTGTATGCGCCGCTCGACAGCGTGAGCGGCAAACCGCTCCCGGTCGTCTGCGCGTCGGCGGTGTGCCCTGCCGGAATGGCCCCCGACAGCGCGGACACCGTGAGGCTCCGAGCGCCAGCCGATGCGCCAGCGGTCAGCGTGGCGGTGACGCCGTTGGAGAACACAATCGCCGTGCCGTTGGCGATGGCCCCTTCGAGCGTCTCGACCCACAGCGTGGTGGCCGACGAGGCAGCGTCCGCTGCGACGGTGACCTGCGTCTTGCCGTCGAAGAAGAAGATGACCGGATCCGTCGCTTCAGTGCCCGCGTCCTTGTAGATGGCGAGCCCGTGGATGGTGCCTGTCACGCCGGAGAACGAGAGGTCTGCCGCGTCGAGCACGCCCGCGGTGTTCGTCTTGCTCGTGAACGCAGCGGTGTCCGATCCTACGCGCGCCGCGCTGATGTCGTCGAGGAAGTCCGGCAGCGTGAGGTTGATCGCACAGCCCCCCGACGTGTACGCAGCGTTGCCGGTCGAGTTGAGGTTCTGGAACGTGAGCGTTTTGAGCTCGAACGTGTTCGCGGCTACGTTGGCGATCTGCCACGTACCGTTCGCCGCGGTGTTTCCACCGACGCCGCGCACCACGACGATATCGTTGTTGGCGAACCCGTGAGCCGTCGAGGTGATGACGATGGGCGACGCGTTGGTGGCGCCGGTGATGGCCTTCACCCCGACGTCGGTCAGCGCGCCGTCGAGCTGCAGCTGGATGGCCTTGATGGTGTCGGTGAGCCAATTGATCGCGTCTGAGAATCCTGATCGTCCAAAGTCGAATAGGCGTGCGGACATGGGCGCTCGCTCCTTGCGTGATGTGGCGACGCCTGCTCGGCGCCTATGTGCACTCGTGCTGCGTTAGGTGACGGTCAGCGTGAACGGGCCGGCACGCATCACGCCCGCGGGGGTCGTGAGCTTGGCCATCAGCGACTTGCTCGTCGCGACCGGCACGTCGTCGGCGGCAAAGATGTGCGTGGCCTTGAGCGACGACGTGCTCACCGCGGAGAGCGTCGTTGCCCATGTCACCGCGGTTTCGCCGACCTGAAATACCACCACGGTCACGGTGGTCATGTCGAGTCCGCTCGTGCCCGGCGTGATGGTGACGACGAGCGCCTCGGGCGCGGCGGCGCCGTGGTGGATGCGGGCGCTCATCCGCCGCCGTATTGCTTCTGCGCGCGCTCCTGCGCTGCCAGCTCGATCCCGTCGAGCGCCGCAGCAAGGGCTTGCTCCGGATCCGGGTGCCCGGCGCGCACGAGCCGCGCCAGCGCGTCGATCGCGAGCCCGACGACTCGGCCAGCGAGGACCACGTCCTCGGCCGTCACGGCGTCACCGGGGGGCAGCGCAGGGAAAAGTTGGCCTTGCAGACGCCGGCCTGGTTGATCTGCTCTTCTGCGGCGAGGCACTCCCCGCGCCCAGGGTGGTCACGGAAGGCCTTGTCGACCACGAGGCCGCACGCGGACACGCGCTCGGCGTGCGCAACGTTGGACCCTCCGCACCCGCCCAGCGCCAGTAGCAGCGGCACCAGGAAGGACGGTGGGAGCTTGGGCACGCGGGGGAAGCTCTCCGGAGGCGTCTCCGCTTCGCGGATGTCGACGTCGACGGGCGGAATGGGCGGAGCGCGGCGCGACTCGCGGAGCACGTCCTGGCCGCCGCTCGGGGGCGGAGGCGGCGGTGAATCCTTCGGCTTGTCGAGCTCGCGACCACGTCGGAAGCCCTCGATGACGACGTCGTGCGACGTCACCGCGAGCATGCCGGAGACGAGGCCGCCGATGAGCGCGGGCGCCCATGCGGTCCCCGTGGCCACCTTGTCGAGCACGCCCGACGCGACGCCCAGCACCACGGCGAGGAGGGCGCGCCATCGCGCGTCGAGCGTCGGGAACCACCGCACGTCCGTTTTGCTGAGGCGCACCAGGAGGCCGATGACGACCGACGCCACGGCCACCCACTTGTGATCGACTACCAGCTGGCCGATGGCCATTACGTCTTGATCGTTCATCTCTTCGTCCCTTCGGAATGGGTGTCGTCGTCTTCGGTGGGAGCAGCTTTGCGGGCGAGCTCGGGCCACCGGCGCTCGAACGCCGTCAGCGCGCGCTTGATGTGGACGCGCAGCTCCTCAAACTCGAGCGAGAAGACCATCATTAGATTGTTCGAGCGGTGGGTGGTCTTGGTCGCGCCAGCGATCACACTGCTGAGGTTTTCAATCTTGCGGCCGAGTTCGCGCACTTCGGCCACGATGGCATCGTTCGACGCCGCATCGGGCTCGCTCATGGGTGGCTCCTCTCGCAAGCAAAGTCATCGGGGCAGCGCGTGGATCAGCATGTAGAGCGCCAGCGCGCCCAGCACCGCGGCGAGCACCAGCATCGCGGCCACTGGCCAGCCGTGCGGCGGCGCGGACCGCACGCTTAGCCGCTCGTCCTTCATGCCCGCCTCGACCGCGGCCACACCTCGACTGATGCGCTGCACTTCGATGCGAATCAGACCCATCTCGGCGTTCATGACGTTCACCGCGCGCGCGAGCTCGTGCGGCGTGGCATCGTCGTCGACGACGTCGTAGGTGCGTCGAAAGCGTCCGCTCGGTGGCTTCGGCTGCGGGATCTCAGGCTCGCTCGGTTCGGTCATTCATCCTCAGGGTCGTCAAACCGCACCTCACCGCGCTTCTCTGCCGCCGGTCCAAACTTCGGTGGCGGGGCCGTGCTCGGCGCCCGCTTCTGCCGCGCATGCCAGCTGTCAAGCCGGTCCCACCGCTGGTCGTCCTTGCTCTCTCGCCGCTCTACCGCGCGCACCCGGCCGGCCAGCGGAAGGATCTCCTTCGTCGCTGCGGCGATCTCTTCCTTCGTGTGCGCCCGCTCGGCCGCCAGGGACTCGAACACCGCGCGCTCGACTGCCCAGCGGAAGGCGCTCGCCGCGCCCGTCGCGATGGCCCCAAGCGCCCCGCAGACGGCCACGATGCCCACCACGATCTTCTGCGCCGCGGACCACCCGCGCCCGTGCTTCTCGAGCGTGTCGACCAGGCTCGGTTGCGGCGGCCGGTAGGGTACCGCGGTGCCGCCGTGCGGCATGGGCGGAGAGATGGTCTCGTAGCCTGGATGCGTGCGCACTGCGGCGATGTCCGTTGCCTCGCGCAACCGCGCTCGAGCGGCGTCGGTGTTGCGCGGGTCGGTGGGCATCAGGGGAGCGCGGGATACTTGGCTTTGATGAGCGCGACCAGCGCTGCTTCCTTCGGTGCCGTCAGAACGGCGGAACTGATGATCACATCGCACATCGACCCGCTCCACCAATCGCTACTGCCGCCACCGATGGATCCCAACGTTAAACCGTCCAGCGTGTTGGCCGTGACGCCTTGCGTGTTGGTACCCCTCACCGTGCCGTCTTCCTTCAGCGACTCGGCCGACGATGCGGCGTTGAACGTGATAGTGAGCAGGTGCCAAGCTGTTTCGGTCAGCCCCGTTGCGGTGACGCCTGTCGAACCGCCGAGCATGTTGAGACGCCCAGCGAGATCGCGGTACACCCGCGCGCGGTTCGCGTTGCCGCCGTCGATGAACGAGCTGTTGGCAGCAAAGACGGTGTTGAACTTCGCGACCACGAACATCTGCGCCGGCTTGGCGATGGCAGTAAACGACGTCGTGAGGAAGTCGTCGGCGCCATCGTACGTGATGCAGGGCTTCGTCCCTCCGGGGGCACCCGTTGCGTTGAGCACAGGCTGCTTCGTTGTCACCGTCTGCAGAGGGTGGCGACCCTTTCCAGATTGGTCGGTCATCTGCCGCACGCCCGTCTCGATGACCACCTGAGAAGGATCTCCCCAGTACTCCAGCGACGAACCGACGATCGACGCGACGGTGGCGCGCGGTTTAGCGGCGTTGCCAAGCGACAGCTGAAGACCGAGCCTCACTGCAACCACCCGTAACCCGCCACGCCAGCGCCGCCAGCGCCAAAGTCGGCCGCCAATTGGCGAACGAAGCTGATCAGGTTGTCGTGCGACGCGCGCAGGTTCTCGTAGGCTACGCGCAGCGCGTTCAGGTCTGCGAGCTTGGCTTCGCTGTCCGCTGCGCCGGTGTACGCAACGTTTTCCGGGTCCGTCGTGTACGCGCTCAGCGTGCGCGTGTTCGTCGCGTAGGTCAGCGTGTACGCGCCAGGACGCGCGATGGGCGGGTTGCCAAACACCGACATGGTCGTGGCTGTGCACGAGAACATCGCCGCGTTGGCGATGCGAATCGAGGCGGCCGTCGACGGGCCGTTGAGGATCGCTTCACCGCCGTTGCTGATGAAGCACGCGTTGGCGAGCGTCTCTGACCCACTCGCGACGTTGACCCAGATGCCGTCATAGAGGCCTGTCCCTGTGTTCGCGAGGCGCATCCGGGACACGGATGTCGCTGCCACAATCTCGCCCGTGTGCGTGGCCGTAGCGGACGATATCGATGTGGCGGCAGACATTGCACCCGTTGTCGCCACACTCGCAGGAGTAATCGCGCGCGCGTTGATCAGCGCCTCTGGCGTGCTGGTGTTGACCTCACGCGAAGGCACCTGCTGGACTAGCACCAGATCCCCAGAGGCGGGGGTGATGTTGCCGAGAATGATCTCGTAGAGCTTGATTGAATCCAGCACCTGCAGACCACTGAAAGTGCCTTTTGCGACGAGCCCGCGCTTTTGCGACGTTCCGCCGGTGTATGGGTACGCCCCCGCGTAAAACGCTGTCTCGCCCTCGATTTCAAGCAGGTTGGCGCCCTGCGTGCTGGACGTCATGCTCTTGTAAATCGGTGCGATAGCGGCAGAGTCTACAGACGGAATAGGGTTGTTTGCCGCGTCCCGTTGCATACTCGGACCGTCGAAACGGCAGTTACGCAACGTTAGCGTGCAAGGGGACTGATCGTTGATGATCCGGTAGTGCTTGCGAACGTAGTTGGTACCAGTCCCGTTCGTTGTGCCGTTCACCGCAGCGGGCGCCGTCGCGGCAGATGACAGCGTAAAAGTGGTGGACGTCAGACTAGCCGCCCGCACGGTGTAGAGCGTCGTTGCGTCGTAGCCGAAAGGCAGCGCGCCGCCCGCGCTGATGAGCGATGCCATCGTCACGGTGTCACCGACGGAGTACCCGTGTGCCGCGGATGTCGTAAAGATGTCTGTTCCTGCGTTGAACGTGAACGACAGTGAGTGTTCGACACGGAACGAGTAGGAGTTGCCGCAGTTGTCTAGGATGATGTTGCCTGACGCGTGCGTGCCCCCGCCGCCGCCCTCGACTTCTACGATCGATTCGCCGTAGAGCTCCCACGTGCAATCACGGATCGACACGCCTTGCGCTAACTCCTTGCGCACATAGATCTGGCGCTTGCCGTTGATGTACATTTGGCAATTGCTGATCACCGTCGACCGCGGGAAATGGTCGATCTCGATACCGAACCCGTCGGTTAGCGACGTGCCAGGTCCTCCGCCAATCGGGTTCGCCGGTCCACATATGCCGACGACGCACTCAGCAATTGTGGTGTTGTTCGTGTTCCCGTCCGTTATGCGCATACCACCACGACCGGTGCCCGGGTCAGCGCCGTTCCCGCAAAACCCTGTGTTGCAGTGGTACAGGCTGTTTCCGTCGGTTATGGTGGAAACGTTTCCGTCGCCCTGACCTAGTTGGATGCCTACGCCCGTCGCGTTTTGCGCCGTTACGTTGTAGATGTCGTTATATTGGCAGCCGTTTTTCAGCCAAAGGCCTAGGTGCGCTTTGCTGTTGCACTCGAGTTTGAAGTTCTCGAGCACGCAGTCTTGGATAAAGTCTCCGCGCATCATCGCCAGCGTCGCGAGTGGATAGGTCGACGTGTTCGGCGGCGTCGCGCCCACGAATTTGATGATCGTGCTCCTGCCCTGCCCCGATATTGTCGCGCCCGTTAGGTTGTCCAGTATCAGGCAGCGCGGATTGGACGGCGTGCTAGCGTCGTAGTCAACGGCCATGTATCCGCCGCTCTTGTTGCCAAACACGAAGTGCGCGTTCGTGAGGTTTGCCAGGATCATCGCGTTGAAGCGCGTGCGATTGGTCGTCGCCTTCGCATCGTCGCTGTCGCAAAAGATGCCGTACCACTCGGCGTGAATCGGTCCCGCGTATTGCCGCTGCCACCATCCTGTGGTTACGCCTGTCGCAAGAATGTTCACGCCGCCGTCGTCTGCGGGCAGCGGGTTGCTTCCGTCGACGGTGCGCCAGATGAACTCACCGCCGCCTTGATCCCTCAGCGACTGGTAACACAGCACGCGCGTACGCTTCTGCTTGCCGCTCGCGCTGAGCCGCAGGGCGGCGATGGTCGCGGGGGAGGTGCTGCCCTTCCTATAAAAGCGACCGTTAGCGCCTAGGCTCGTCGCCGTCAGCTTGATGGTTGACTCATCATCATCTGGCACGCCAGAGCCCGTGGTCGACGAATAGACCCAGTCCTCAGGCGGGGACAGTACGGAATAGGCCAAGCCATCGGTCGGCGTTGCGACGCGAAGTGCAGCGTGATCTGCGACCGAAGTGACGCCGCCACCACCGCCACCCGTGGCGGGGATGTTGAGCGTCAGGGTGCCCGTCGCCGGGTTGTCGGTCGCGGTGACGCCAGCGCCCGTCAGGTCGAGCGTGCGGCGCACGCCCACGCTGACGCCGTCCTTTTTGATCTCGGTCGCGCCGATGTCGTCAAGCCAGGTCATGCGTATTGCCTTTCAGGATCCGGCGTAGTCGATTGCGCTTTGCGTGAACTGCACGAGCACGCCGAGCAGGGTGAGACCGGTTTGCGAACCCGTCCCGTACTCGCCTTCGACCTGGAGATCGTAGTTGTAGGACTGCGGCGTCGCCGGGTTGAGGCCTACGGGAAGGTTGGCCCCGGAGATCTGAATGAAGTGAGCCGCCTCGTACGCGGTGTTGGTCGTCGACGCGTCGATCACGTCCGCTCCGAACACCGCGGAGTCAGCGAATGGTGAGATGATCCCGAGCCGAATTCGAGGCATCGTCAGCGTCACTGGGAGCGATGCTGCGTGACCGCTGCCGCCCTTGACCGAGATGGCCACGTTGGTGATCGTCACGCCTCGCGGAACGATGAGCCGGTAAGCAACGAGCCCTCCACCGGCCACGTTGTTCTGCACGAGTCGAAGCGCGCCAGACCCCATCTGGGTCATGATCCAAGCGCTCGACGTGTAGTGATAGGCCTGCGTCTTCTGGATGCGGCTCGCGCCTACTGCGGCGAACGTCGTGAGCCCCTCGGGCGGCATCACGAGAGACGTGGTCACGTTCACGCTGGTAGCGTCGAGGTTGCTCGTTGCGAGGCCAGCGCCCGCGATCGATATCGGCGCGGCAGGCGCGTAGCTCCCGCCAGTGAGGGCGTTGATCGACCGGTTGAGCAGCCACCGCGTACGGTTCGCTAGCCCCTGCGCAAACAGAAGCAGTGAAGCCTGCGTCGCGAACTCCGCATCGTTTGGAACGGACACGGGCGACGTGAACGCGTCCACGTCGGTGAGGTTTGACGGCATTGGCTATATCCCTATGTAGGCGTATGAACCGCCGCCAAGTTGGAAGCGGACTTCACGGCATATCCACTGAACCGGCTTCCACTTTTCGATGACCGCGCGAATGGTCGCGAGCACTTCAGGCGTGAGCCCGAGCGGCCCATACCGCGAGCCGTCGCCCCAGCTGAATGCCCCATACGCGGGCCCTGGCGCGGTGACCGCGTGCGATCCGACCGGTATCGAGACAACGAAGTGCGACCAGTAGCCGGACGGCAGGAACACGAGCTCGGACGGGTCGTAGATGGTGACGCCCGCGTGCCCTGCGGCGGCCAGCTGCGCCGTCAGGATGCCCTCGGTGCCGGCGTAGATGTACGTGTCCCACGCGTCGAGTAGCCGCGCGCGGTGCGACGCTGGCGTCTCGACTGGGTAACGCGGCATGCGCCGCTCGCCGCCGACAATTGGGAGCACGTCGTCGGGGCTCTCCGGCTCGCGCAGCCACGCGGCCTTGAGCGCGAGGCCCATGCCCTCGAAGAGCTGGTTGCCGACGAATCCGGTCAGCACGCCAAAGAACCCTTCGCCGAACGAGCCGTTCATCGGCCCGAAGCCGATCTTGCGAATGAAGCCGACCCAGTTGTCAGGCGTCGACTCGGTGGTCACGACACCACCGGCACGTAGACCAGGCCCGCGTAGCTACCGACCGTGACGATGTCGAACGAGGACACCGCCACATCGCTTGCGGGGCCCGACAGCGTGACGGTCTTGACGACCGGCTGGCCATTGAACGTGGCCCCCTTGATGGCCGCCTCGATGTCGTTCTTGGCCACGATGTTCGTGGGCCCCGGCGCGAAGCTGTAGCCGCCTAGCGGTGTCGCCTTGATGAAGGCGAGCATGGCCGCCTCGACCGACGCTTGCGCCTGCGCTGCTGTGAAGTTGGAGTCGTAGTAGACGTTGCCCACCAGCGACAGCGGCGCGGCGGGAGACGCGTAGACGATGCAGCTCGTTGCACCGAACACGCGCAGGTTGAATGCTGCTTGCACCGCCGTCACGTCAGCCCCGCCGGCGATCGTCGATTCGCCCGCGATGTGCACGTCGAAGGTTCCCGCGCCGCGTGGGTTGGCGTAGTTGCCCTTGACCTTGGCGACCCCCGTCGAAGCGTTCAGCGCGATGTTTTCGACCGCGTCAGCGATGATCTCGAACTGCGACAGCGTCGCCCACTTCGTGCGGTTACGCGCCTGCAGCCGGGCGTCGGACTCTTCGTCCACGCCGACGACGTAGGACAGATCCTGCGTGACCGTGACGCCGGCCAGCGTGGTCACCAGCGACGTGTACGTGCCCGCGCCAGAGTTCGACGCGGCGCCGCCAACCTCGGCCTCGAAGAGCAACTCCAGCGGAGCGCCAGACGAGAGCGTGGCGGGGTAGATGACGCTGAGCCCGGCGACGTTGCGCACGGTGTAGCCGCCAGCATTGCTGATGACGACGGAGCCAAGCGATATCGAATGCGGACCCTCGCCGACGGCGCACGCCAGCGTGATGCGTCGCTGCGCGGACACGGCCAGCGCGCGCTGGTTGTCGTAATGGCTGTCGGAAAAGCGCGTGAGCCCGTCGCCCGTCGACGTCGCGTTCAGCCCGTAGTTTTTCAGAAAGACGGCGTACTTGCTGCCCTGCGACCATATTTCCGCCGAAACCTCGACGCATCCGAGCGCGATCGATCCTTCTTGCCACGACGTGGCGGCGAACCCGACGCTATCGAGAAGCGTCAGCAGAGACTGCTTCGCTTCCGCGCGCGTCACCTCGACGATCTGCGACCAGAGCAAAGCCATCAGGACTCCTGCAATTCGACGAGGGAGACCGCTGCCTCGGTGATGGTCAGCGTGAAGTCGAATGGCCCATCGGCGTCTTCGACTTCCACGGTGATGGTCAGCGACCGCGAGGCGAAGTCGAGCGTCGACACCGTCACATCGACCGTCTCGACTTGCTCATCCTTGAGGCACTCCGACTCCACGGCGGCAGCGATGCGCGACGCTGGCGCCTTCGTGAGGAGGTAAGCCCGGATGTCTTCACCGAAGTCGGGCCAATAGATGAAGCGCCCCCGGGGCGTCGACAGGCGCCGAGCGAGCCTCGTCACGAGCGCAAGACGGCCGCTCACGCTGGGCATGTGTGGCTCAAACTCGTCGATGCCGGCGAGGTCGGTGGTGGAGTCGATATCGGCCATGGTTCAGGCGATCGGGAGAATCGTTCCGGGCGGCGGCACGACAGCGGCCGTGGTCGTCTTGGTCGCAATGTCGAGCGCTGAAGCGAGCTGTTGGGCGCACGAGGCGGCGGTGTTCCCGGTGTTGGCAAAGACCGCGGTCAGCGTGCCGGTGAGGGCAGCCGCGCCAGGTGGCGTGATCGTGGCGCCCGTCTGCGCGCCGGTGACCGGCACGGCCGTCCAGAAGGTGGCGACCGATGACGCCCACGCTGCCGCCAGCGTGGCGGGTGAGCCGCTTGAGGGTGAGCTGATGGCCGAGAGCAGCGTGGCTGCCATGGCCGACCTGTGGCCCGGCGTGAGGGTGGGCGCTGAAGCGCCGAACACCGCCGCGCTCGCGTAATCGAAGTAGGCCGAGGCCATCCCGTCCGCTGCCTGCGCGGGCGAGCTCGGGTAGCCAGAGAAGACGCTCGCCAGCGCGGACTGGAGCGAAGCGACGACGAGGGCCAAGCTACTTTTGGGTCACGTTCTGGGCGAGTAGGAGCGGCGTCGTGGGCACGATGGGCGGTCCGCTGGGCCCAACGCCCGTCGGGTGGGTGTGCGTGTCGAGCCACTGCAGTACGTCGGGCCCGAGCAGCGCGGCCTTCGTCGCGTCGCCTCCACCGAGCTTGATGTGCGCCGCGTGCACCACGATGGTCAGTCCCGTCGTGCCCGTGTCGGTGTCCCAGAGCGCCGCGAACGGGTTGGCCGGATCGCCCTCCTCGAAGCCCACCCGCACGCGCGCGCCGCTGGGCACGCCTTCAAGGGTGATGCCCGGGAGCCCGTGGCGGATGGGCACGCGGTCCCAGCCCGCGCCCTTCATCACGTCGTCGTCGGGCACCAACTGCAGCGTGCCGTCGCTGTTCTGCTTGCTGACCCGCGCCGGGTACATTCTCGAGTAGTCGACGTCCTGCCGAATGCCAGCGAGCATGCCCGCGAAGACCGACTTGGTGCTGTTCGCGTGCGCCTCGGTGCGGAGCGCATTCGGCTCGAGGCGGTGGACCACGCTCTCGATCTTCTGCCCGCGGAAGGTCACCCCGGGCTCGAGGATGGGCGTATCCGTGGCGATGGTGCTGATGCCAGCAACCCAGTCCTCATCGATCAGCGTGTGCGTCGGCTTGGCCTCCGGATATGTCTGCGCCCCGACCCAGATGGTCCCGTCGCGCAGCACCCGGAACACGGCGCCCGCCGCGTCCAGGAGCCTCACCAGCGCGTGGCTGGCTGGGCCCGCGCTGCGGTGCCACTTCGTCAGCGTCCGGCCCGTGACAGCCGACTCAGCCGAGGCCGACAGCGTTTCTCCGCACTCGCGGAGGATGTCGGCCAGAACGACCGAGAGCTTGGTACCCGACACCGTCGAGTAGTTCTTGGCGACGAGCTCGACGGAGAGTCCGCCCTTGCCCCCGACCACCCGCGCGCCGAAGCGCCCGCCGTGGACCCCTGAGCGGAGCACGGTGCCCGCGAACGCGACGCCCTCGATGCTCAGCGCGACGGGGCTGGTGAGCTCGGTCGCGTCGAGGGTGATGTCGGCGTGCCATGCGCCCGTGCGCGGCTCGGTGATCTCGGCGGTGAGTACCGTCTTGCCGTTGGCGGTCGAGACAGGCACTTTAGAACTTCAGCTTCCAGGCTTCCGGGGTTGGCGGCTGCGTCTGCAGTGAATCGGTGTCGATGAAGGTCCGGCGCTCGTCGACGCCTAGGTGCTTCGGATCCGCCTTGTCGGGCTTGCTCTTCGTCTTCGCCTTCTTGGGCTTGGCAAACCACTCCTCGCACTCGATGACGATGACCTTGCCCGCGCGAGCGGTCGGCGCGGAGCCTTTGATGCTGGACACCACGATGTTCTGGATGCCGCGGTCCTGCGTCTCTGGGTGCGACATCTCGAGCGGCGCGCGCGTGGCGCCCGGCCGGTTCGGGTCGATGCGCGGGCGAATTTGCTGCCACACGATCCAGTCGTCCTTGGTGACCAGGGTCATCGTGATGGTGACCTTGCCGGCCGTCGCGCCGTTGTCGGTCATCGTGTAGCCGTCCTGCCCCTTGGCCTTCTTGATGTCGAGATCGCGGCCCTTCGAAGCCTCGACCTCGCAGATGCCGGGAAGGAAGTCCTTGCCCAGGATGACCGTGTTCCAAGCCGACGACTCCGCCTCGCTGTCCGCCCAGAAGGGCATGGCCTTTTGCGTGGACGCCATCAGGCCGCGGTCTCCAGCATCGAGTTGATGGTGCGCCGCACCTTGGCCGCGATGTCATCGGCCAGCACCGCCGGGTCCTTGGCCGCATCCGCGCCGGTGATGGTGATCGGAATGTTGAACGTGTTGCCCGAGCCGATCCCGCCCGCTGTCGCCCCCGTGCCGACGCTCTGCACGGCAGCGGTGGACGATCCCGCGGTGACCCCCTGCAGCTTGACCTCGCTGATGCCGTCGATGGCTGCGGTACCGAGCCCCGCGGTGGCCACGCTCGCCGCGTTGTCGTTCGCCTCGATGCCCTGCACGTAGCCCTGCACCGTGAACATGCCGAAGTCCTCGAAGAGCTTCGACGGTGAGTTGATGGCAAGGATGCCGGTGAACGCTCCCGCGATGCTGCTGCCGAGGTTGGCGACGACGTCGCGCGCCCGCTGCGCAAACTGCGTGATGCCGTTCACCAGGCCATCGATGAGGTTCGACGCCCAGCCGACGGCTGCCGCGTAGAGCTCGCCGCCCGCGCCGACGACCACGCCGATGAAGTTGGCGATGCCGCTGACGATGGTGTCCCACCAGGCGGCGATGTTGTTCGCGACGTACGCGATGGCGGCGGCGACGGCCAAGACCGCGACCACGATGGCGAGCGCCACGATGTTGGTGACGACCCAGATGGTGGCCATGACCGCTGCGATGGCCAGCAGCACGCCGCCGACGATCTTGAGCGTCAGGGAGATGGTCTCCCAGTGGTCCTGCAGGTACTGCAGCACGACCACCGCGCCCTGCACGCCCGAGATGATCGCGTCGATGGTGCCCACCACCGCGCCCTCGATGGCAGGCCAATTGCTCTCGATGAACCCTGCGAACCGCTCGAAGCCCATCACGAGCGCGTCGCTCAGCGCCTGCAGCTTGCCGCTCGACGTGAGCTTTTCGATGCTGCCGCTGATGAGCGTGGTGATGCGCACGATGGCTGGCTCGACCGCCGTGCCAATGTCGATCATCGCGTTGCGGAGGCCACCCTGCAGCTTGCCCGAGAAGCCGGCGATCGTGGTGGCGGCAAACTTGGCACCCGCTTCACCGAGCTCGCTCTCGCCCACCTTGTGCTTGATGGCTTCGATGATGGCCGCGACGCCCGTCTCAGCGTCGATCTTCCCCGCCGACATCATCTTCTGCACGCCGGCTAGGTCCTGCCCTGTCGACTTCATAAGCGCTTCGTTGACGAGCTTGCCGCTGACGCCTGCCTCCTGCAGCTGCATCAGCTCTTCACCCTGCAGCTTGCCCTTCGACTTGATCTGCGTGATGGCGACGATGGCGCTCTGCGCGTTCTCCGCGGAGGCTCCGATGGCGCGCAGGTCGGCGCCCATCTTGATGATGCCCTTGGCCTCCCCGATCGAGAACTGCGCCGCGAGCAACTTCTGAAAGCTCTTCACCGACTCGTCGACGTCCAGCCCGAGGTCGGCGGCAGATTTGCGGACGGCATCGAACTCCTGAGCGGCCACCTCTCCGCTACCGGTGAGCTGGGTCAGCGCCAGCTTTGACTTCTGGGCGAACCCGGCCGCTTCGATGGCGGCACCGCCGAACTTCACGATCGCCACGCCCGCAGCGGCGGCAACAGCGGCGGCGGCCAGCCCTGCAGCCACGCCGAGCGCCTTCATGCCGCCAGCGAGATCCGCGACGGCCGACTTGCCGTCCTTGATCTTCCCCCAGTCGAGCCCGCCCGCGGCCTTGTCGACCTTGCGCAACGAGCCCTCGATCTCGCCGAGAGACTTGGTTGCCTGTTCGGCCTTGCCGGTGATCCCGTTGACGAGGTTGATCGTGAATGACGCGTCAGCCATGACCTACCTCCTTCGCCGGGTGTTCACTCGGACCCACGCCTTGCACCACTCGTCCCACGCCATCACGTACGAGATGACCGCGCCCTGGTGCTCCGCGTGCATGAGCGCACCGAGCATGGCCTCTTCGGTGTCTTCGCCACGCTGAAACGCAAGAAGCGCGCGGGCCCCCGTGAGGAGGTTGCCGCGCGCTTCTTTCAGTCTTTTCCCAGCTCTTCGATGTCGCTCCCGCAGAGCTCCTGCCCGCGGCCGCACACCTTCAGGGCGAACGCCGGGCGCGCCTTGAAGATAGCTTTCGCCTGCTCACGCGACGGGTGCACGATGCACGCAAGCGCAAAGTTCTCCATTGCGACAGCGGCGTCGAGCTTGGGGTTCTTCAGGTCGTTGACGAGCCGATGGTACTCCTTCGAGTTCTCCGGCACGGCAGCGACGACCAGGCCGAAGCCTGGCACGTCCCACGATGCGATCTCCCCGTGCTTGGCGCGCAACGGCGCCAGCACACTTTCGTGTGTCTCGCTGTTCATGACAAGTCCCTCCAGACTTGCTTCTGTGCACTGCTATTCGAAACGGCTCAGCTCAGAGCGTGTTCCCCCACGCGTCCACGCCGTCTCGGTAGATGTTCATCACGTCGAGCTTGCACGTGACCATCAGCGCGTCGGGCCCCTTCGAGCTCGAGTTGCCGATGTCGCCAAGCTTCACGCCGGTGAGCGTGTCCGTGTGGAGCACTTCGCCTCGGTGCTGCTTGTTGATGGTCAACGTGAACTCGATCAGCGCGAGCGGCTGCTTCAGCTCGGCGGCCTTCGATGCGAGGTAATCCCACCAGCTCTGGTAGAACGTGATCGACCCCTCGCACTCCGAGTCGCCGTCCGTGCGCGCCGTCGCTTGTCGGTTGGTGCCGCCGTACTTGGTCCGGTTGAACGTCTCGGTGTAGTCGATCGAGTCGACGCCGGACATGATGCCGAAGCTCTCTCCGCTCGACGAGATCTCGAACTCGAGTGAGCAGTGGTCGAATGGGATGTTGTTGACCGTGGTGCTCATTAGAGGCTCCTCGCGAACCCGACTTGGGTGGAGATGGTTTCAGCCGGCACGAGCGGCACAGCGACGCACGCGCTCATGAACGTTCGCGTCGACAGGTAGTCGTTCGTTCGGTCGACCACGTAGGAGAGGCCCGAAACGTGCGCCTTGTAGCCCTCGACGTTGACCGGATCGAGCAGCTTGGCCTTGAGCGCCGCGCGCACCGCCGACTCGATACGAGCCGCGTCGCGACTGTCGATCTTGCCTGTCCCGTCGGTGAGGGAGCGCAGCTTCTTGAGCAGCCACTTGTCCTGCGCGGTGACGATGGTCTCGCAGATCTCGTCGATGGTGCAGCCCCAGTCCCAGTATTGGAAGTCGGAGCCGCTCGGCGAGCGGAGGTAGCCGTTGGTGATGTAGAACCCGGCGTCGCCGCGATAGGTGCGGAGCGTTGTGATCTTGTCGGCCTCGGAGAATGCCGTCTGCGCTCCCTCGTCGCCGTAGATGGCCTTGACGCCGCGCAGCGTGCCCGAAGCCTTGCGGCCCAGGTTCTCGCTGAGGTCGGCGCCGGCTGCGCGCTCGCTCACGGGCAGCATCGCCGGGTAGCGGGGGAAGCCCCATCCGGGGAATGTGTTCAGCGTGGCCACGTCGGCGTTTCCCCATACGACTTGCACGCGGTCGTTAGCGAACGAGGCGAACGACGTCTTCGCGGTGGCCGCGACATCCTCGCCCATGTCCATGACGGCGCGCCCGTAGAACTGAGCGGCCTTCAGCGTGTTCATGTGCGTCGCGATGGCAGCGGCCATCGTGGCGCCAGCGCTCGACGTGGCGTTCTTGCCGGCGAAGAACACCTTGCGGATCTTGCGCGCGCCGATCTGCGTGAGCAGCGCAGTGATGGCGGCGCCCAGATCGCTCGTGGTGTAGTGCGGCGCGGTGCAGTCGAAGGCGTGATAGTCGCCGGCCAGGAAGAAGTTGGCACCCGCGCCGGGCACGAAGGTCAGCGTCAGGTTGGTGTTGGGCACAGCGTACGTGCCGCCCGACGGGATGGTGATCTCCTCGGTGAACGTGTACGCGGTGGGCGTAGCCGAGGCGACGGCCGAGTAGCGATCCAGCGCGTAGCGGAACTTCCCCGCTCCAACGGTACCGGAGACGCGGATCTCGATGAGCACGCGGTACGCGTCGCGCGGCGCACCGGCGACGGTCACGGTGCCCGTGCTCACGCCGATGGCCGTCTTGGTCACAGCGCCAGCGACGCCAGCGGTGCTCGCCGCCGTCTTGAGGAACAGGCACCCGCCTGCCTCAGTGACGACCGGCAACCCGAGCTCGACGCCAGGCCCGTGCCCGAGCGTGTCCTTCAGCTGGTTCGGATCGGTGAACTGGTAGAGCGTGGTCGCGGTGCCGCCTGAGCACACGCCAACAACGAGCGGGAGAGCGGCTTGCGACGAGACGAGACCGATGCCGCCATCGCGGATCTGAATCGTCTGCCCTGCGGGATAGACCATTAGCGTCGCTCCTTCTTCGCGGCGGGCGCGTATTGAGACATCGCCGCGCGATGCGGCTGGTAGTCAGTGACGCCGGTGCGCTCGTCCTTGACGGGCTCCGCGGCGGCCTTCAGCGCGGCCTCGTAGTCGATGCGCGTGAGGCGATACGACTCGTTGGCGTGGTGCGCGTGGTCCTTCCACCCGTGGAGCTGCGCCGCGGCCTCGTGCTGCCACGAATAGGCAATCGACGTGCGCGGGCGACCGCCGAACGAGAACGCTTCGGTGTCCACGCGGGTGTTGCCGGTGAGCTCGGCGAGCTCTTCGGGGGTGAGCAAATCAGACTGGCTCGAGGGCAGACGCACGTCCGCCTTCGGCTCGACTTGAGCCGGGGAATCCTTCATCGGTATCTCCTTCAGGCGTTCAGCAGATGACTTCGGCGCCGACGGTCACGGTGTGCCCGTGAGCTTCCGCGTCAGCAGTCGGATGCACTTCAGTCGAGATGGGCAATCGCAGCGTGACGAGGAACGTCACCTTGCGGCCGTGCTTCAGGTTGGCGTCGTCGACCCATTCGTAGTCGCCAAAGACCACGTTGGGCCCGTAGGCCACGTTGCGCGCCGCTAGCCGTAGCGCGTGCATCGCGTTGCGGCAGAGCTCGGTGGTGCTGTTCCAGATGGTCACCTGGAATCGCGCCGCATCTACGCCGATGTTGCCGGCGTTGCCGCCGATGAGCACGCCGTCTTCATGCGCGCCACCGCGCTCTTCCCATTCGAGCCGGGGGAGCGTCGCGCGTTGCTGCTTCTTCAGCTGCCCGACGACGCAGCGGCTGCTCGGCCATGCGCCTTCGGTGAGCCGGTCGAGCTCGACGCGGATCTCCTCGATGAGCGCGTCGGCGCTATCCACGGAAGTGGTCCTCGAGCACCTCGGTCGCCGCCGCGATCATCTTGGCGCGCCACGCTTGCGGCAGTCGGCCCCCGTCGGGCACCATCCTGCGCGCGACCATGCGGCGCGTGCCGCTCTGGTGGTACGTGGCGTAGTCAACGCCGGCCGCGATGCGGAAGCCCGCCGCGCTCACCTGCACGCGGTGCCAGCTGTTCTTGAGCCGCCCCTTGTCCTGCAGGATCTTCCCCTGGCGCACCTTGAGCTTGGCCCACGCCTTGCCGTACGGGTCCGTCTCCGCTTGGAAGCCATCGGCGACGAGGGTCAGCGCCTCTTCGCACATATTCTTGGCGACGGTGGTCAGAACCTTGTCGGTTCGCTTCAGTTTGCCGGCAAACTCTGCCAGCTTTCGGAAGTCTCCAGTGAGGCCTGAGCGAGCCATCACCACTCCCGCGGTTCGTCGGAATAGACCTCGGCGTAGGTCGACGTTGCCGCATTGGGGACGACTGGCTCAAGCTCGGTGTCGCCCGTGCACAGCCCATAGAGCCACGTGACCGCAGCGTCGTGCCTCAGCTTGACCTCCTTGTCGGCCGGATCGTCGGGATCGAACCCCCGTTGCGCGAGGAACTTCCACGCGGCGACCTCGCACACCGCGAGCTTGAGGCTCTCGGGGTAGGGCGCTGCGATGGGCAGCGTCGCCACGCAGGAGAGCTTCCCGCTGGCGTAGCTGCTCGCCGCCAGCAGGCAACTGGTCAGCAGGTCAGGCGGCTCGGTGATCCCGACGGCGGACTTGGGCAGTCCGAGTCCGTAGAAGTCGTCGTGCGTGGCGTAGATGATCTCCGCCGAGCCCGTGATCGCGAACGTGAACGATGGCGTTGTGCCCGCCACCGTCCAGCGCGCGCGCACGTAGCGCTCCAGCGTCCCGAACTTCATCCGGTGGTAGCTCGTGGCCGCCACCTGATCGAAGGCTAGGACGGGCTCCCAGCTGCTCCCGCTCGGCGATGTCTCGATGACCACGTCGAGCCGTGCGTTCGTTCCGCTCGCCGCGGTCACGTCGAGCAGCAGCGTGGCGACGCCCCGCGGCAGTTGATCGGGGAAGGCAACAAGATCGAGCAGGTCGAGCGCCGCGCTTGCCCCGCTCGTCGTACGTGCCGCCGAAGCAGCGACGATGATGGCGAGCGGGCTGGGCATGGCTTATCGCTTGTGCTGCTGGTGCTTCGAGTGCTGCTCTGCGTGCACGGGTGAAGCCTCGGGCACGGCCGCCGGCGCGGGCCGCTGCTGAAGGTCCCCCGACTGCTGCTCGGTGTTACGCATCTGCGCCTCGACCGCGGCCTTGGCGGCTTCCGCCTTCTTGACTTCGATCTCCTGAAGCTCCGCCTGGTTCAGGCTGGTCGGCGCGCCCGGGTCGCCCGGTGGCGCCTTGCTTCCCGGACCGCCAACCTCGAGCATCGCGTCGCTCTTCAGCACCGCCAGCTGCTCGTCGGAGACGTCGATCTCGTGTCCTTGCATCGGGTGCTGAATGCCCGCGCGCCACCGTCCAGCCGCCTGCAGCGACTTGACCCATACGCGAGGCATTACGCGACTCCCTTGTAGGCGAGCTGCCAGAGGCCGTAGCCCGCGTTGGCGCGGTAGTCGACGCCCCAGATGAACTCGCGGTGCCAGAACACGTTGTCGTCGTTCAGGGAGAACTTCGCCTGGAAGTTCGGCTGCGAGCGGCGCTGGAAGATGAACGGCTTGATCGTCCTGGAGACGTCGAGCAGGTACCAAGCCGTCGGCTGCACCGCGAGCTCGGGCACCACGAGGATGTCGAACATCCCCGCCGTGATGTTGCTCACGCCAGCGTTGCCCGATACGACAACCGGCGCGTTGGCGATGAGCCGCGCTGCGGTCTCCAGCTGCGGGGGGACGACGAGCAGGCGCGGGTTCGTCGCGACCGGGCGGCCGTTGTCGCCGGTGTACGAAAACATGGTGGCCCGCGCCGTCATGACGTTCGCCTGGGTGAGCGCAAAGCCGGTCGAGCTGTAGTTCGACGCGGTCGAAGCGACGCCAGCCGCGGTGGTGACCGGGTGGTCGATATCGAAGAAGAACTGCGCGTCATAGCCGTTGGTGGTCGTGCCAGCGATGAGCAGGTCGATCATCAGTTGATCGGGGTGCTTCTTGACCGCCTCACCCATGAGGGTCGAGCGCGTGTCGTAGATGCCGAGCGCGTCGTCCTCGATGTGCTCCTTGCGCACGCCGACCGTCAGCTCGAAGGTGCGGTTCGAGATGAAGTAGTTGTAGGCGCGCAGGTTGTTGACCACGCGCTCGCCGAGCCACTCGCGCATGCTCAGCGTGTCGGCAAGCCACGCGTAGTCGTTCTGCCCTGAGGTGGAAGGGACCTCAGTGGCGACCTTCTGGTACCAGGTCTCGGTGCCTTCGATCGAGCGGTCGAAGGTGGTCGTGATTCGTCGATTGATCGCGTTGAGTGTTGCGGGAGTGATGAGCATAGCTTTGGTCCTGTCGCCGAACGGAAGTCGGCCTTCTTCCGCCGCGCATAAGCGGCAGGTGGATTGGAGATAGGGCTTTTACGAGTTGGTGTTAGACGCGCGATTCGCTAGCGCCGATTTCGACCCACACGCCTTCGGTGGTCACGTACCGAATCATTC